TGGCGAGTATGGGAACATGAAAGAATTCCAAAACTGCAGCATGTCATACAATCTTACGATACTGCATTCAGTGCAAAAGAAACTGCTGACTATTCTGCTATTACAACTTGGGGAGTTTTCTTTCCAGAAGAAGATGGTAAACCTGCAATGATTCTACTTGATGCACTCAAAGGTAAATATGATTTTCCAGAACTCAAAGCAATTGCTATGGATCAGTATAAATATTGGGAGCCTGAGACCGTGATCATTGAAGCTAAAGCTACAGGGGAACCACTCATGCAAGAATTCAGACGGATGGGGATTCCTGTCATTCCATTCGTACCATCACGAGGTAGGGATAAACATTCACGGGTCAACGCCTGTGCACCTGTTTTCGAAGGGGGTCAGATTTATTATCCAGATGGAGAAAAATTTGCTGAAGATGTCATTGAAGAATGTGCAGCTTTTCCTCATGGAGCCAATGACGACTATGTAGATAGTACCACACAAGCTGTGTTAAGATACCGACAAGGAAACTTCATAGAAATGTTAAGTGACTATGAGGAGGAAAATTATAACATTCCAAAGGAGTATAAATATTATGGATAAAGATAAAATTAGAAAAATATATGAATACGCACAAAAAAATAAAGGTGAAGACAGATTAACAAGGGCTGATCTCGAAGAAGCTAAGAAAGCTCTTGGCTTCAAAGGTAAGGGGCTTGAAATAAAAGATTACATGTCAAAAGGTGGTACTGTTAAACCAATCAAAGCAGTGTTAGGTGTTCTTGCACTAGGAGCACTTGGAGCGAAAGCATTTAGTAAAGCAAAAAAGAAAACAGCTGTAGCTACACCGAACAATACAGAATATGTAAGTAATAAAAAAAATATGGTTACCGATCTTTATCAAAAAGCCACAAAACAAGAAACTGCAAAGATGAATGTTGGTGGTGAGGTTGAGGTTATGAAAGGTGGAGATTATATTAAAGATCTTATCAAGTAATGTCTGGATTAAAGGAACTAATTAAAAATGAAAGATTAGAAGACGAGCCTACGTCTTCGGTTCCTCCAGTCAAATCAGATTACACAGAGCCTTATGATCCGTCACTTGCTAGAGGTCTAGCAGGTATCGCGATCACTGGTGCGGGAGCCTTTGCCCTTAGAAATCCTATCGGTAGAGCCTTAAGTAAAATTGTAAAGCTTAGAACACCCAAAGCACCCGTTTCACGAAACACGGCGCCAGTCGTTGATGAAGTTGATGAAGTGTTATCTGTTGCTCCAACAAAAGTTGAAAGAGGAAAATCTTTAATCAAAATATCTGATGCAGAAAAAATTAGACAAGAAGCTATCGTAAGATCAAACGAACTAAAAAAAATTGCGTATGCAAAACCATTATCACGTGGTGGTAAAACAAATAGAATTGGATCTTCACTTTGGGATTATATTGCAAGGCACCCAATTGCAGGTGCAAGAAAACCAAGTGAGTGGATAAAAGATTTTAAATCTACAGGTCCTGGATCTTTTAAAACAGGTAATCCTGAATTTAAAAATATTTCACAAGCAGTTAAGAAAGATGAGTTATGGGATTCAAACATAGCTCAATTCGATAAAGAAGGTAATCTAGTTGGTGGCTTTTTAAAAGTAGCTCAAGATAAAAATATTCCGCTTACAAAAATGGATCTATTATACATTGTCGAGAAGTCACCTGTTAATAATCTTATGACCAGAAAACTTAGAATGAATACACAAATTGTTGATGAGGGAGAAGATGTCATCAAACAGATGAACAATGAACTTTATAAAATTAGAGATCAAGCAAGTGCTATTTCACTTAGAGGTAAGACTGAGGCAGAATCTATGGCTCTTGCTAATTTAGTAAAAGATTCAACTGCAACAACAAAGTCTCTTAATAAAATAGGAGCAAGACTCAATAATAAATTAAGAGTTGTTGAAGATACTGATGTTGATGATTTTCAAAACATATTATCAGCAGATATACAGGCTTTAAAAAATATTGCAGAGAATGCAAGGAACGCTGGTATTTTTGTAAACATGGATGACATAACAAGAATTACAAATTTTGCTAAAGGTAAAGAAACAGAAATAGGTAGAAAAATTGGTTTGATGAAGACACAAGGTTTCACTCCTAGATATGGAAGCTACAATGAATATCGAATCAAAGGGGGTGATAGTTATTTTGAAGATGTGGTCTATTATCCAAAACCTTTACCGATGGGGCAGACCTTACCAAGTGGATACAATAATCATTACTCTAAAATACCAAACCAAGTTTATCATGTAAGAGGTAGTATACGATCAGGTGGTACGAACCCAAATCAAAAAGTTATGATGATTGATGAGATACAATCTGACTATGCACAAAAATTAAGAAACACAGATCCTACAAGAATGAAAGTCAAAAATGCTTTCGGTGCTGAGATAGAATTCTTTTCGTCAAATAGAAAACTAGAAAAAATTGTAAATGAAATGAAAGAGATTTCAGATAAAGGTATTAGAGCAACAAATGACGATATGTTTAGATTCAATAAACTTAGAAGTGATTTTAATGAATTGAAAAAAAATTCTTTGAATCTTTCTAATATTACAAAACAAGAAGCAGGAGAGGGTATACCGTTCTTACCTTTATACGGAAAAGAGAATTGGGGCTCACATGCATTAAAAAATACAATTAAGAATGCTGCTGACGAAGGTATTGATTGGGTAGCTATTGCACCTGTTGAAAGACTACACCATGCAAAGCGTAGTAAATATTTAGGTGACATTGAATTTTACGGAACTAGAACAGGTAAAGCAGGGTTTAAAAACTATAAAGTAAATTCAAAAGCTAGAGGAGATTCTGAGATTCAAGTAGCAACTGATCCAAACAAAAAGGCTACATTACCATCGGCTATGGATAAGCTAGCAAGAGAATACAATTCAGAAGTTGGAACAATTCAAATAGCTAAATCTGATCCTAAAAAACCATACAAGATAGTTACAAATGTAGGTACAAATAAAAAATTTGGATTACCAAAAGACTCTGAAGGAACGGAACATATAGTTGCTTTTAGAACTGCTGACGAAGCAAAAGTCTACCAAGAGAGATATGGTGGTGATGTAGTAGAGATTTTTGAAGGAGATCCAAGACTATACTTTGAAGCTTATGCTATCAAAGTTAACCCAGAAATGGCCACAAAACCTTTTAAAGCATATCAGACTGGTGGACTAGTCGTAAATATATTTGCATGATAAGATAATCCTGTTATAACAAAGGAGATAATTATCATGGCAAGTAAAAAACTTAAAAAAGCCATCTTGGCAGGTGTTGCTGGTTTCGCTGGAGCAAAAGCTCTTAAACAAATGGGCGAAATGAAAACATACCTAGCTGAAGAAGGTGGCGATAAAGCAAAAGTAAACTACATCACAAAAAAGTCAAAACCAGTTAGTTTTAAGGACAAAGCAATTAAAGCAACTAAAAAAGTATTCAAAGAAAACATCAATTTAGGTCGTGGACCTAACATTAAGTCAACTGATTCATTAGCGGGTGACTATGGTGATGCATTTTCAGATTCGTTTGGAATACAAAAAGGAGCTAAAGCTGGAAAAATGATTAAAGCTAGAGGCGGAAAGATGGTTAATTTAAAACCAACTAAACTATACTAGATTAATGGCTGAAGTAGAAAAACAAAATGAACTTCCTGAAGAAGTTGAGACAGAAGAAGTTGATGTAGAAGTTGAGGGTACTGAGGAAGAGATTCCTGAGGAAGAACAACCTGAAGAAGATTTTTATAGAAACTTGGCTGAAGACATGGATGACCGTGTTCTTAGTCGAATGTCTGCTCAACTGATTCAGGATTACAAAAAAGATAAAGTTTCAAGATCAGATTGGGAACAGGCTTACACACAAGGTTTAGATTTATTAGGATTTAAATATGTAAATGCTACTAGACCTTTCCAAGGTGCAAGTGGTGTTACCCATCCGCTGCTATCGGAAGCTGTAACTCAGTTTCAGGCACAAGCCTACAAAGAATTATTACCAAGTGATGGTCCTGTAAGAACAGCGATCATAGGTTCATCAACAAAAGAAGTTGAAGACCAAGCAACACGTGTAAAAGATTTCATGAACTATATGTTAATGGAACAAATGGAAGAGTACACACCAGACACAGATCAGTTGTTGTTTTACTTACCACTTGCTGGATCAGCATTTAAAAAAATTTACTTTGACGAAATCAAACAAAGAGCAGTTGCAAAGTTTGTACCTGCAGAAGATTTAGTTGTACCATATTACGCAACAGATTTAAAAGATTGTGAAAGAATTACACATGTTGTTAAGATGTCAGAGAATGATGTTCTTAAACAACAGAAAGCAGGGTTCTATAGAGACGTAGAACTTATTGCAAAACAAGCAGAGAAAAGTCCAATACAAGATAAACTAAATGAATTAGAAGGTGTCAAACCTTCAGGTAACAAAGAATACCAATATAATATTTTAGAGATGCATGTGGATTGCAACTTAGAAGAGTTTGAAATGGAAAGCTCTGAGAAAAAAGTTAAACTTCCATACATAATTTCAATTGATGAGGGCTCAGGACAAGTTTTATCTATCTACAGAAACTATAATCAAGATGATGATACAGAAGCAAGAAAAGAATACTTCGTACATTACAAGTTTTTACCTGGTCTAGGGTTCTATGGCTTCGGTTTAATACATATGATCGGTGGATTATCAAGATCTGCAACACAAGCATTGAGACAATTGCTTGATGCAGGGACTTTAGCAAACTTACCTGCAGGATTTAAGTCTAGAGGTATTAGAATTAGAGATGATGATCAACCTTTTCAACCTGGAGAGTTTAGAGATGTCGATGCTCCTGGAGGAAATATTAAAGATCAATTCCAAATTTTACCATTTAAGGAGCCAAGTGGTACTTTGTTTCAACTTTTAGGCTTTGTTGTACAAGCAGGACAGCGTTTTGCATCAATTGCAGACATGCAAATGGGTGAAGATGCACAAAATAGAGCTGTTGGAACAACAATTGCTCTCTTGGAACGTGGTTCTAGGGTAATGAGTGCTATCCACAAGCGTTGTTACTATGCAATGAGACAAGAATTTAGACTTTTATCAAAAGTTTTTGCAGATTATCTACCACCTGTGTACCCATATGCAGTTACAAACGCAGATAGGTTTGTAAAATTGCAAGATTTTGACGATAG